TTTACAGTCCTATAATACTACCGTTTGTAAGATTGATAAAAGCGGCGAATTTGTCCGAATGTGGGAGGGGTACAGCGCAACGACAATGCGCCATATTAACGCATTTATTGAAATGTTCGGTATTCCGGGCGGCGGGAAAAAGTGGTGGGACGCGCTCCCGGTGGAGGAAAAGCCCCACGGCGGCGCGGATATGACCCCCGCCGAAAGTCTAAAAACAATGTACGCAAGACGCACCGCGAATTATTGAGGAGGTAAAACAAAATGAAATTCAAGACAACACAAAAGACAATCAAGGCGAATTACAATACAATTATTTGCGTTCCCTATTGCGGTTTACAAAATCTATTGAATTATGAAAGCCCGGTTGCGTACACGGTACGCCGTGAGGGGTGGGCGGCTGATATTTACGATATGGGCGGCGGGATTGCCATTGTAACAGGTTATGCCCCATTCGGAAATATTCGCCCGTCCTATGAATTGCGGGAACGGTACGAAATGGACGCGGAAAAAATCCGCTATAATTATTCGCTTGCATGGGAGGAACAGCGGGAACAGCTTAAACAGCTTGCAAGGGCATTTATTGAGGAGGTAACACGCCATGAATAAACGGGAGTATTGCGAAAGCCGGGAAAGCGTTGCATATTACAGCGGCTTGAATGGGCTTGAAATAAAGGGCATTGAATACGGTATAAACGATTTTATTTATTGCGTTTCGGGTTGTTGGTATGGCGGGAAAGCCGCGCGGCGTTTTCACCGTTGCAAAATCTACTACCCCGCAAACGGGAAAGACAGCGCATTTTTTAGGGTTGACGGGTACAAAATCCCGCTTGATGAATGTATTAGAATGGGGGTTTAATTATGAAATATTGGCAATTTGTGAATTGGGAACCCGCGCCGATTGAAAGCGCGTTAAAATCCCGCGTTGCTGTAGCTATTGCGGCATACGAAAGCGGGGATAAAAACGCCATAAAGGAATATTACAGGCAATCCGCGACAATAGAAACATTGCGAAACCCCGTTGTTAAAATTGGCGGTTGGGCGTTTTCCTTGCGTGAGTTTTGCCGGGTGTATTGGGTACAGTCCCGCTATTATGGCATTATGGAGCTATACGCGCCGAATAAGTCCGCTATTTATGCCGTATTAGGGCGGTATCATGTTCTAAAAATTGTGAAGGTGTAAACAATGAACATTGATAACACTATGAAAGAATTAGCGGAATATATCCGCATGGGTGAGGAAATAGCCGCGAACATTGACGCATTGAAAGACGCGCTAAAACAGTACATGAGGGAAACAGGCGTTGACAGCTTGACGGGAACGGAACATAAAGCAAGTTATAAAGCGGTTGTTTCCTCCCGGATTGATACGACAGCACTAAAAAAGGACGCGCCCGAAATAGCCGCGAAATATACCCGCACAACGGAAAGCCGCCGCTTTACATTCGCATAATATAGGAGGTTGAGAAAATGACACTTATTTGTATCTTGCTTTTTCCGTTGGTGGTATTGGCTGAATTGCTAAAAATCAATAAATAACAGGCAAGCCCCGCTATTATTGGCGGGGCTTTTCCTATGCCCTATTATAGCCGCTGTAATGCACTGTATAGGGCTTTATTGCGTTAGGGGTATAGGGAATATAACCCGCTTTTATTATGCCCGTTGTGGGGCGTTCTGTTGCGTTGTGGGTGGTATGCCTTGCAAGCTGTACCCATGCGCGGCGCGTTCGGGAGTCCGTCAAGCCGTCCGGCGTTGCTGTCGTTGGGGTGTAGTTTATTGACAGGGGCGCGGGGCGCGTTCAATAGGGTTGTTTTTCGCGCTTTTGGCGGTACTGTCAAGGGCGCGAAATGCTATTGACAGCGGACGCGGGGCGGCTTGACGCTGTACCCCCGGAGGGGGAACGCGCCCCGCCGCCGTGCCGGGAGGGAGTACGGCGAGTAGCCGAAAATTTCAAAAAGAATAAAAAGGACTATAAATTATCTTTTTCGTATTGACATTCATCTTCTCTTGTGCTACACTAATCTCACAAACTAAAGGAGGACACACTATGGTACGCAATAATATTGAACTCGATGTAAAGGTCAAATGTGTTGAACAGGGTGTGACACAACAGACCATTGCAGAAAAGATTGGGACTACGGGACAGTATGTCAACAGAATCGTCAAGAAGAAAGACGGGATTATGAACAAGACTTTCGTTGAAATCATGGAAGCTCTTGGGTACGACATCGAAATCACCTATATCCCAAAGGAAAAGTAAATCGGAGGTGAGTACATGAGGGTCGGTTATGTACGAGTCAGCACCGCAGAACAAAATCCGGCGAGACAGGTAGAGCTTATGAAATCCCTCGATGTGGAGAAAGTTTTTCTCGACAAAATCAGTGGGAAGAATACGGACAGACCACAATTCAATGAAATGTTGTCGTTTCTCCGTGATGGCGATACCCTGTATGTGGAGTCATTCTCAAGGCTCTCCCGTAGCACCAAAGACCTGCTGAATACGGTGGGTGTCCTGTCTGCTCGTGGCGTTCAGCTTGTGTCAGACAAAGAGAAAGTGGACACCAATACCCCGCAAGGTCGGTTTATGCTGACGGTGTTTGCGGCGTTGTCGGAGTTGGAGCGAGAGAATATCCTTGAGCGTCAGCGTGAGGGCATTGAGATTGCCAAAGCGGAGGGCAAATACAAAGGGCGTAAGCCGATTGCCGTGACGGACAGGTTTCTCGGCGCGGCTCGGAGTTGGCAGGAGGGTTCTCTCCCGCTGAAAGACGCTATTGAGCAGTCGGGGCTGTCGGAGTCCACATTCTTTCGTAAGTGCAAACAGCAAGGGATAAGGAGGGTCGGTGTGTGAGAAA